TGAACCCAATAGTGATAAGATGTACTGGTCGAATATCATTCGTTGCTAATTCGTTCTTTACTGCTGTTGTCAGGCTTCTCGTCATATTCTTCGTAAGTTGTTTGAGTTACACTTTCTGTACCTTTTAACATAGTATATTCAAATTTGCTATTAGGTTTCTTATATTCTTTAAGATCGTTAGTTTGAATATTAATTTCATCTTCATTTACAATAATTTCAGCAATAAAATCGGCACTTACTCTATGAGTTATTTTGTATTTTTTCATCTATAGTGCTTCTTCAACATCAAATTCAAACTGATATAACAAAGTTCCATCTTGTCCAGCACCCACTACTCCAAACTCTTGAATATCATTAGTTAGATATACTGTAAATGGAACATCATCATATTGAATATCTGATGAAGAAACTGCTGTAGTTAATGGTGGCTCTATTGTAAGAGTTCCGGTTGAAATATCTGATTGATCTGCAACGACCATATATACTTTAGAATGATTAGCAAACTTGATAAAATCTCCAGCTTTTAATGTGCCAGTTCCAGTTCCACCAAGTGTAATAGATGTATCTCCAGCACTTCCTGTTCCAGTAGGTGTACCACTAGCTGTACCTCTAGCATCTTCGACTTCTGGTGGTACAATCGTAAAATTTTCTTTGCCTGATCTTTGCTTAATTATAAATGCCATTAGTTGTCCATAAACATCAGATCGTTTAGCTGTAATTATTCTTGCTGTAAAGCTCCATCTTTGACCATCTACTTGTCTTGCAAGTTTCTTACCAGATTGAGATTTAGAGATAATAGTATTTTGAATAGACCTTATTCCTAAAGATTGAAATTGAGCAGTTGATATTGGAAATGCACCAGCCATTAGATTAAACTCTCCCTACCTCTTTCATTTACAGCACTATTAATTAATTGAGTTATAGTTCCTCTTGATCTAACTAATAATTCTTCAAAACCTGAAGCATCTACTGTGTTGATATTAAAATTAACTGTAGTTTGTCCACCACCAGTTCCTCTAGCTGATTGTGTGATTTGTCCTGATTGGTTTGGAATAAATAATTCTGCACCTTGTTCTCCAACAATATATGGTTTCCCTTTTTGAACTGAACCACCTGATGCTCTAAATAATCCACCAAAGAATCCACCAACACCACCACTTATTGCAGAAAGAACAGTTTGTAATGCAATTTGTCTTTTTAAAGATGATTCTTGTGCTTTCATTGTAGCTAATTTTGTTTTCTGCAAAGCAATATCAATTAATAATCTAGCTGTCATTTCTATAAAATGTGCTAAAATATTTACTAATAATTGTTGAGCCATTTTTCTAAATGTTTCTGCTAAATCATTTCCTAATATTACTGATTCTGCTATTGATTTTGATATATTTTTTATTCCTTTATTAATAGAATTGGCAATAATTTCTCCAATAGTAAAAAATTTCTTTTTCATTTCATCTAAAGCACTTGCATTTAAATCAATAATCATTGTTTTAAAAATTTTACCTTGAAGAATTAATTTATCCATAAAGGTAGATTTAGGAATATTTTTAGAGATTGTTGTTCCTATTTCTTTTTCTGGTTCAATATCAATATCCCCATCAGTTATTCCTCTCAATTCTTTAATTTTTTTAATTATTTTATCTAATTGAGATGCAAGAACAGCACCACCAGCAATTATTAAATTTCTTTTAACAGCACCATTAAATAATAACATAGCTGTGTATGCTGATTTTATTGCTATTGATAAATTATAAAAGAATGTAATTAATTTAAATGCTATTAAGATTTTAATAGCTTCAATTAAAATTTTCATATTATCTTTTAAAAATTTAACTGCTGATGCTGTTGCATTAATTGCTTTACTTAATCCAGTACCAATAATCATACCAAATTCATTAATAGCTTTAGTATTATTTTCGATAGTACTTAATAAATCTCCTAAATTTTGTTTTAAAGCACCAAAAAAACCTTTTGAAACTTCAACTTGAAATAAAAAGAAAGCATCTTTTAAATTAGATAAAGTACCAAATGTTGTTTTAGACAAATCATTCATTAATTTGCCATATTCTCCACCAGTACCAAATGCTTTTCTTAATCCGTCTATTGATTGTTTTGAATTTATGCTAACTCCCTCTTTGAAACCAGCCATAGCTTTAACACCACGTTCTCTAAATAATTCAGCACTTGATATACCAGCACTAAATGATCTTTGTATTTGTAAAGATGCTAAAGCAAAATCTCCACCAAGAACAACTGCTGTATTACCTGTAATCTTTAATAATTCTTCAAATGAAATACCTGATTCTTCTGCTGTTTCTGCAATTGTTGCTAATGCTGTGATACCTTGTTGAATATTTTTAAGTTCAAATGGAGTACCAGCCGCAAATTTAGTTACAATATCTAATGCTTGTTTTCCTTTTTCTGCTGATTTAAATAAAGCATTTAATTGAACTCCAAGATTTTCAATTTGAACTCCAGCATCAAAAAAACCTTTAATAACTACTCCAGCACCAATACCTAAAAAAGCATTTCTTAAATTAAATATTGATGCCTTAACTTTACCTAAATTTTTGTCTAATTCTGATAATGCTTGTTTGCTTTTATCATTTGCAACTATATCAATATTTAGTCTTTGATTCATTATGTTTTAAATGTTTTTGCTTCGGTTAGTTTTTTATTAGTATTATACTGATCTTGTTCTTTTTTCAAGTAAGCTAACCATAAATTATAATGGCTAACAGGCATATCAAGAACTTCTTGGATAGTGAGATGTAATCGTTCTGCTACAACTAATAGCGACCTTACATCAGGGTCGCTTTCTACTTTTTTTCGGCTTCCTCAAAATTAGTATCTGCTAATATTTTGTTAGCTATATTAGCAATTATATTTGAATCAGCTTTTTTTCTTAATGCAAATTTATCTTCAGGATTAAAGGCTTTAATCATATCGCCTTTATCATTTTTAACTAAAAGTTTCATTATAAGCAAATCAACTAAAACAGTTAAATCTTGAAAATTATTTGACTTTTTAAAGATTATGTTTTTTTCTTCAAGTGTTAATGGTTCTGAATAAAAGACACTATTTTTACCATGCTCATCTTTCCACTCCTCAACTTCAATAGTAATAGTTTTAAGAGTTTCAAAATGAGATTTAACTCTATCAATAACTGACATAAATTAGATTATACAGTTCCGATAGTTAGAGTTCCAGTTCCTTGAAATGTTACACTTCTAGAAACAATAGCATCCATTGAGTTGTTAATACTCATACCAGTTACAATACCTGTTCCTGAATAACTTGCATCTCCTGAATCATTACCTTCTGGTAATAATACAAAAGCTATTGAAGCACCAGCTAATAAAGTTTCTTGTTGAGTATCAGTTTCGTCAAAGTGCATTTCGATTGTTCCTGAGAATGAAGTTCTGCCAGCTACAAATGATTTAGTTCCATCTGATAAAGCTGTATCTTCTACAACATCTCCAGTAGTTTCTAGTGTGAACGAAGTAACTTCGCCCATTGCTGTTCCACCAACTGTTACAACTCCTTCTTTTCCGTGATGTGTTGCCATGTCTTTTTATCCTTGTTTGATTTTTTGTTAGTTTCTTGTTCTTGCTTATAGCCTAGTCTTAAATAATGTTCAAGATTAGTTTCATTAATAATTATTTCTGAACTACCTTTATATAATTTAATATCCTTAGCCATAATGTCTTTTACAATTTATCGTCTTCTTCGTCAATATCTTCTTCTTCGTCTTCCTCAAAGTCTTCCTCTAAATCATCAGCATCTTCTTCTTCCCAAGACCCATCTTCATCTTCTAAAGAATTTTCTCTGATTTCCTCGATTAAATCTTTTACTTCTTCACAAAGCATAGACTCTTTATCGTGCATCTTTTCTATTTGATCGATTTTTTTAGTAATTTTATCTAATGTTTTTTCTATCTTCATAGCTTACTCCTTATGGTGTTCCTGATTGATATTGGTACATACATCTGATTGTCATTCTAATACCACCAACTGGAAATAAGCTACCCTCGTCAGTTTCTACAGAAACAACTTGTGTATCAAGTGCATTACCATTTCGTGTAATATCAGATTCTATTTCAGTTTCAATAGCTGTAATAAGTTCATTTCTTTTAGTATCTATATTAGCTTCTGCACCTTTTACAAATCCAAGTATTACAAAATCAATAGTACCATGCCTTGTTCTTGCACCATTTCCCAATTCTGAATCATCTCTAACTTCTTCTGAAGTTTGAATTATTACTGCTGGATATTGCTGTTCAGATAATTCATCTAAAATAAAAGGTTGTCTAGTAGCTTTCTTAATTGCTGGGCTAGATATACCAGAAATAGTTGTTAATAAATTAGATGCTATATTTTCTCTTACACTCATATTCTAAACTTTCTTAATTCTTTTTTTACAAATCTGTTAAATGATTTCTGTATAATACTTTCTGTTCTATCATTAAAGCCAAAAAATTCTCTTTTAGGGTCATTCAATACTTGGTTAAATAATGCTCTTTGTCTCATTTGTGAATTACTAAATGCTAATGAAACTTTATTTTTACCAGATTTCTTAACAGTTGATGATGGAGTTAAACTTCCTAACATTCGACCAGAATAAAATAAATCTACATTTGTTGATTTACCTTCTCTATTAAGTTTTTTTAAATAACCTTGTGAGTATGGTGCAAAAGGTCTATCTCTAAAATCAATACCTTTTTGTGTTTTAGTTCTGATAATATCTAATAATTGAAATCCAGCTTGTTTTAATCCTTTATCAATTATTCTAGGAAGAACAGATTGGAATTTTTTAAATTTTTGACTTATCTCTTTTGCATTGGATTTTATTTGAACATCTACAGCCATTATCTGACCAATCTTCTAAATCCATGTAAAGGTTCTCTCTCGTTAGAGACAATAGTTCCATCAGAATCAACATCATATTCTACACCATCTTCTAATATCATTCTCCATTCGATATTGTATTGGCTCATGTAATATTCTGCCATTCTTTCGAATCTATCTTTTTCTGTTTCTGGTCTAAATTTAGTTAATGCTGGTAATAAGAATCTTCCAAGAAATAAATAAACACCAGCACGTTCAAATTGATCTAGATTAACTTTAGTATTAACCATCTCTGCTGTGTTTAGAACTGTAATATCAGTAAATATATTTGTTTTATAAACTGGCCACCATTCTATTCTTAACTGTCTTAAAATATCGTTAGTTGTTTGTGCAAAGAAATTAACTGCTTCTGCGTCAGTTGATGCAATACCAAATCCAAAAGCATCAGGTTGGTATTTAGTTACATCTCCAGCAACAATAACATCAGCACCAGTATAATTAGCCATAACTTACTTCCAAATTAAATAAACTATCAAACAAGCTAAAGGAATCGAATACATAGGGTTATTTTTAGCTTTAACCCAAATCCATTTAGCTTTCTTTTTAGTCTTTTGCCAAATCCACTTGTTCATCTTTTTTCTTCCTTGTTCGTTTTGGTTTAGGTTTTAATTCTACAACCTTTTCTTCTTTAACTTCTTTTACAACATCTTGAACAGGTTTAAAACCTCTAAAATCATAAACTGCTTTATTAGTTTTATAATCTTTTACTGATCTCTCAATAATCTTGTTTCCACGTTGTAATTTTATTGTTTCTTTGTTCTCTATAATTTTTATCATGTAATCTCCTTATTTAGTTGCGAGGGCTATTTCTAGCCCTCACAAAGTATTCAATTATTATTGAATTGATGAATCGTAGTGTAATTCTACA